GTCCTGCGTATCCTCGATTTGAAGGGACTTTTTGACGAGAAAAAGATACTAATCGTCTCTGAGTTTAGAATCGCGATTTTTCGGGAAGGACGCTAAGATTTCGCGATCGAGCGCGGATTCCGCCGCTTTTCTTTCCGCCGCCGTTAATTTATCCTCCGCCTCTTTGTGCTTCGCTTTCCACGCCTCGATCTTACTTTCGAGATCCCTCTCGCGATCGCTTGCGCTTCCGCCGGCTTCCTTCTTCGCTTTACTGACCAACGCCTCTACGACCTTATCCGGATCGTCGCCCTCTACCTCGATGTTATGCTTTCGCTTGACCTCTTTAATGAGCATTTCTTCTCCCGCCTTCTTACCCTCGTTATACTTCGATCGATCCCTCGCCGTTAGCGTCGTATCGTCGAATACTTGAAGTTTATCGTCGATCTCTACGTCCTTCTCCTCCTTGTGCGAAATCGCCTCTTTTAGTTTCGCGCTATCGATTTTAAGGAGTTGCGCGATTTTAGTTATCGTTGCTTCTTTCAGCATTTTTTCTGTTTTTGGATGGGTGATGAATTATTCGGCGGGGAAAAGCATTTCGCCGGTATTCGCGCTCTGCTCGTTAAAGATCTCAGCGCGATATTCCGGGATTTTGACGTTCACCTTCAAAGGCTTTCCGACCTTCAAAAGTTTACCGGTATAAACGACCTTCCCGCCTTTTTCGTCGTATTCCTTCTGTACTTTGTAGAGATCGTACAGTTTATATCCCTCCCGGACTTTTTCGGGTCTTTTGATCGCTGGACCGGAAGGCGTCTCGATCGGCTTCTCGAAGGATTTAAGCAGGGACTTTTTGATATCCGCGAGGATCTTCTTTTGATCCGCTTCGCTTATTTCGTCGATTTCGAACAGCTGTAGAATTTCCTCCTCGCCGCGTTCGACGTAAACGGGCCCGTATTTTTTGACGGCCTCCGCTAATTGATTTTTGTTCATAGATATGATGAATTGTTGATGACGCTTACTTACCCATTTCCTGATCGAATAAAAGGATCTCGCCCGTTCCCTTCGCGATCTCATAGCGTTGTAAGAGATCACCGGCTTCGCCGACGCTTGAAGTCTGGATTTTGATAAACTCGAGCAATAACGGTTCGCTTACGCAATCCTCGCTTCCGTCCGTATCCATTTCCTTATAGGCCTTTACGTACGTTTGAAGGAGTTTCAGTTCCGTATCGTAATACAGATTTAAAGCGTCCTCGAGATTGATAACGGTATCCGTAATTTGATAGGACGGAACACTATTTAAGACGCTACCCATATCGTTTACGAAGTCGCGAATCTTTTTATAGTGTCCGAATTCGGAATCGCTTTCGCTCTCAAAAAACTTCTGTGAACCGAAAAATCCCGTCGCTTGTAACTGATTTGCGATGTGGATATAGAGATAATGGGCGTAGATTTCTTCCCCGGATAACATCTGCCATAAAGCCAGGGAGGAAGCGGGCAAAACAGGTTTTTTCATGGTATTGATAAATTGATCGGGAATAGAGACCTAAATATAGTAACTTTTAATCTCCTGCAAACAAAGTAAGCGAACTTTTACGCGTCGACGGTTTTTGGTTTTGGTTTACCTTCCGGATTATTCTTTTCGTCTGCGTTCCCTTCGTCTCCCTCGTCTCCCTCGTCTCCTTCGTCCGGATTATTCGGATCGGCGCCCTTCATCGCGTCTTGAGCCTTTTGAAGGTTTTCCTGCAGCTTCTCTCCCTGCTCCTCGCAGTACTCCTCGAATTCGGTTCTCAGTTTATCGACGGGAGCGAGTAGGATTTCGGGATCGGCCTTTGTTTGCACCCAGTCGGCGTACCAGATTTTTTTCATTTTTACGTCTGCCGGCGCGTTACTGAGATCGTTTAAATGGATATGTTTATACGGTTCAACCCGCGCGAGTTTACTATACTTCTCGAGTTCGAGGGCGTTCGCGGAATATCTCGCCTGCAAATAATCGTTATAAAGATCGTCCAGGGCGGACGTAGGCGCACCATTTTTACGGGCGTCCTCGTATTTTTTCCAAAGTTCGTCCGGCGTTTCGATAAGGTACCTTTTCCCGTACGTGATCGACGCTCCTTTAAAGCCACTACCGAAAAGGATAGATCCGATCATATTAACGACGAAGGTTTCCATGACCTCGGCGGAATCGGAGAAGCAGTTCAGTTTGTCGTTCACCGGTTGTACGTCAATGAATTTCCCCGTCGCCGTTTCGTTCTTCTGGTCCTCGAGTTGATGCGTACCCCAGATCGTTTGATACATACCGTTTTCGAGGAGGCGAAGTTCCGCGTCCATCTTATCCCATCCTTGAATGTCGGGCGTAATAAAACCGCCAACGTTCGGCGCGAGTAACGGCTGATCCTTATCCTGCGGAACGGGCAAATAAACCGTTTCGCTCGGATCGGTGCGCTGCTTTAGACCCGTTCCCTTACAGAACGTGCAATCGGAACCCATCAGGATTTTCGTTCCCTTACACTCAGGGCAAGCGGATTGGTACGTCCAAAATTGAGGGAACCCGAAGTAGTTCTTAAAGATATTTTTTACGGATCCCTGCAGTAGGAATTGATCGGCCTTCTCGATCACTTCGTCGATATTGGATACGTAAAAGCCTTTTACGGGATCGTAAATATCGGAAATGATCATCGCCGGAACTTGCAGGAAATAGTTCAGATAGGTCTCTCCCGGAATCTCCCGTACTTCGTTTTCCATTAACTCGACGATCCGATCGCTTACGTCGTCGACGACGCGATAAAGGCGATCTTTCGTCCCTTTCCCCTGAGCGACGAGACGATCGATCCGCGCGTCCCGATTAAAGATCACGTATTCGAGTTTCCTTCCTTCCGGCAAATAATCGAACACGTCGGAGACGGCTTTATACGTCGGATATACTTTCCCCTGGGCGTTTATTTCGATAAAAATAAGGCCCATAGGATCGTACGCCATAGCGGGCATCCAAAAGACTTGTAGCCATTTACGGACGGAATAACCGAACGAAACGTTGGCGCAATAGTCCTTCATTACCTCCGCCTGGCGATCCGGAAGGTTGTAATACGTCGATCCTCCTTTCGCGGCGAATACCTTATCGATAGGCCGGAGGAGGCGGGAAAATAGATCCTTATTGGAAACGGCGTATTTCTTACGGGTGGCGACGAGATCCTGAGGTTCGAACTGATTGATCCGTCCGATATGCTCCTCGAGTTTAACGCCCTTCACGTGCATGAGCGCCTTATCGGTGTAATCCTTAATTTTTTTGAGTTTTTTTTCGTTCGGCGGATTCGAAATGATTTCAAAGATTCTGCGATTGTCGAGGATCATTAGAGTACGGTTTATTGAGTTATTACGATGTATTTAGCTTGCTTCGATTTATATTGCTGGAATTCATTCGCGAGTAGCGTCATTATAAAGTAACGTTTCGCGTCGGAAAAATGGCCATACTGCTCATAACTTACGCCGGTGCTCGAATCCTTCACTTTCGTTTTTTGCATTTTCCCCTCCTTGTCGTGCTTCACAGAATAATAGTCCTCAATACTCACAACGCAGGACGGGTCAATCCGAATGCTGAACCCCAGTAACTCACTCTCGTAAATTTCGTTTATAAAGTTAGCACTCAGGGCGATCTCGGGCATAGATTTTTTAACTCGTGTGATAACTTTATATCCGGACTGCTTTAAAACTTCGATAAACTTATCGAAAAACGAGGCGGAATTCGCGTCTACGGTAGATCTCGCGGAAGCGGAGGGATCGCCGTAAATATAAACGATGTTTGCGTACTTCAACCGATCGAGATACTTCGCGAGGAGGATCGACGCCTTCACCGCATTGTTATTCGGGGACTTCGCCGGGATTTCGTGAATCTGTCGGATTTCCTTTCCGCTGACCTGCCAGACGGAACAAGTAACGTACGGGGAGACGTTATTATCGAGGGAAACGTGAATCGTCGTCGACGAATCGTAAGGCGTAGGCGTTACGTGTTTCAGCGTGCTGAATCCGCTCCAAAACTCGCCTCCGGCCTGAACGGGTTTCGGATTTTGCTGATAAAGGGCCTCGTACGTCCGGACGGATTTTTTCCGGACGTTGAGTAATTTTTCTTTCGAGTGTCGTTCGGGCCATAACGCTTCGCCCTCCTTCCGGGGATCGTCTGGGTGGCCTATACCGGTTTTAATCGCCGGGAGGAGGAGAACTTCCCAATCTTCGCCGCCCTCCTCCATTTGCTTTATAATTCGTCCGGAAAGGTCGTTAACGTCCCATCTCGTTTGCGTTATCAGGACCCGGGAGTTATTATGAAGTCGGGTAGAGAGGACGTCGGTATACCAATTCCAGTTCCTTTCCTGATACGTCGGGGACATGGCCTCGATCGCGTCCTTTACCGGATCGTCGATGATCGCGACGTCTGCGGGTGTACCGGTGAGCGATCCACCCACGCCTACGGTTTTCAAAAATCCGCCGTATCGAACGACTTCGAATAATTCGTTAGTCCGTACCCACTTCCCGGAATCGTCTTTATCCGCGCCGATTTTCGTATCGGGGAAAATATCCCGATATACGGGCTCGTCGATAATACGCTGACAATCCCGATTAAAGGAATTCGCGAGATGGGCGGAATAGGACGCGAGGACGATCTTCGTTTTCGGATTACGGCCCAAAATAAATGCGGGAAGGCAACGGGATACGAGTTCCGACTTCCCATGCTGAGGGGGCATGAACACCATAAGGCGCTGGATCTCTCCCCGGACGAACCGATCGAGATAGTCGCATAATAGTCGATGGTGCCAATTCGCTTCGTAAGACGGACGGACGTACTCGACGAAATCGAGGAGGTTACGCCTTCCGAGTTCGGCTCTTACGTTGCAATCGAGCAAGTGTTCTAAGTTCTGCATCCGTTAGTTTACTTAGGTCCGGGGTATTCGTTGCGTTAAGACTTTCGCCGTCCGTCGTATGATCTATGTCGAGAGGTTGCTTCGGCTTCCCGTATACGCGATCGAGAAGGGCGTTAAATGCGGACGTGTCTCCCTTCCGCGCCTTCTGAATTTGGGAAAGCGTTATAATGTCCATTTGCGTAAGTACTTCGACTTTACCGGATGCGGGATTCTTTATTTTTTCGGAAGCCTCGAGCCATTTCCGGATGATCGTCGACGCGTTAAGCGTCCCTTTCGGCCTACCGTTTGGGTTCCCGGATTGGCCTTTTTTAAAGCCTTTTCCTATCAGGTTTTCTGGGTTTGGCATTTCGCTGCTTTTTCGTTGTTTAACCTTAGATCTTTGATAACCATTGTAAATAGATCTGACGGCTTATATTGGCCATCATCACCGGGAGGACGCTACGTCCCATAACGGATATGCCGTTTATGTCTAAAAAGTCGTAATCGTTCGGGAACGAACAAAGTAGACGAACCTCCGAAAGATTCAATTTTCGCTTTTGTAGAGGATGGCATACTCCCGCCGTTGCTACGTTGGAATCGCTCTCGAGAATCGTATAACAAGGTTTCTCTAAATAGGGTTTTTTAAGACTGAAACGTACCGGATGCGAGCCGAAACTGAATTCATCCCATAGAGGGCCTATCGAGAATTTTTCGATACTCTCTCCTCCCTCATCCCAAAACTTTTTTGTAGCGTCGAATCCTACTTGCGGACAATCAAAGTCCAGGACCAGGCGCGGAAGGCTGAACTCCTTACGATGCCCGATTATGAAAACCCGATTTCTGATCTGAGGGATTCCCATACTCGCGGCGTAAAGTAAAAACGCTTGTACGTTATACTCCGCCGATAATCGGGTGACGATATTTTTCAGATAGCTTCTCGCGTTTCCCTTCATAAGGCCCGAGACGTTCTCGAGGAGAAAAACCTTCGGTTTGAGTTTTTCTATCGTATCGCAGTAGACGTAAACGAGATCGTCCTTTACTTGCTGCTTCCCTTCGTATTCGGAGACTTTACCCCATAGCTTTTCACGTGCGCCGACGGTAGAAAAGGCCGCGCAGGGAGGAGAACCATCCAAAAGGTCCAGTTTATAAAGTTCCTCCGGGAGATCAGTCCGCTTATTGAACTCGCGTATATCCTCGAGGTAAAAGTATTTCGGATTGTGGTTCGCTTTGTAAACCTTCGAGTAATGATCCGTAAACTCGACGCCTCCGAGGTGATCGTATCCCGCCAACTTATATCCCATCGTCGAACCTCCTCCGCAAACGAATGTCCCGAACACCTTTTTTCCATGGTACGGGACTTTTAAGGGATCGGAAAGGTTCCATTCGAGAGGGAAAATATTTTCTGTTACTTTTTGCATAAATAGCCTTTAAAGTTTAGGTATTTAAAAAACGGCTCTATCGTCGTAAAGCCAGCCTCTTTGAGGAGATCGATATTATCTTTCGATTCAAGGCTATTCATCATAGCACGGAGATCGTATTCCTTCGCGAGAATCTCCTCCGGCGTAAAAACGTTCCGCTTATACTGATAATTCGAGAAGGTGAACACCTCTTGTATGATCCCGTTTGCGCATATTTCCTTTTCGCAGAAGATAAAGGCCCCGTTTTTATAGAGAGATCGATAGACTTTTCGGAGGACTTCAATACGTTTGGCGTAGTCTATGAACTGCAGGGTGAATACTGAATAAATAAGATTCGTCTCCGGAATAACGAAATCCGGGTCTGTTATATCCTGTACGCGAAGATCCAGACCGTCGATAAACTGAGCCGGAGTAATATCGTATCCGATAACGGGACAGTTATACGCTTCGTGAACAGCTTTGAGTAGTTTCCCGGAAGTACAACCCAGATCGATAGGCGTAACGCCGCTTTTAATGAAAAAACTGCTTATGTTGATAATCAGGGAATGAAGTACGGAATAACCGTATATGCTTCCGCTGATATGGTGATCAAAATCCTTTACCGTATCGAAGGAAAATTTACTCATTGAAAAGTAGCTTTAATACGGCTTCCTCGTTTGTTTTCGCGATCGATTGAAGTCTATCTTTTACGCGCCAATAATCTTCCTCCGAAAACTTCAACTTTATTTCCATATCCGTATCGAGATCCTCGAAATCGATCTCCTGGTTCTTCGCGGAGTAGTTTATTTCGGAAACTTTCGGAACGTCAAGGCCCCAGTTCGAGAGAGGGCCCATTTCCCATTCATTGGCGAGGGATTCCCAGTCCCACTCGCCGAAGCCGATATTATCCCGGATCAGAAACTCGTTCCGCTTTTCCTCCGTCCAATCGTCCGCGAGGGTTACGGGAATTTCTTTAAGTCCTACCTCCTTCGCAGCTTTAAGACGCATATTCCCGCCGAGGACGACGAACTTCCCGTCCGTATCCGTATAACAAACGAGAGGACGCTTTTCGAGCATCTCCGGGAAGTCCCGTATCGAATCGACGAGTTTTCGGAATTTCTCGTCCTTAATCAGGCGCGGATTTTTCGGGTTCGGTTTGATTTTTTTTAAGGGGACAGACTGTATAACCATAAGGGATATCAAAAGTTATTATTTGTTCCGTAAAGATATTAAACGGCGCAAACAGATAAACAAAGTAAGTAAACTTTATCCGGTGGTTCCGTTCATATTCCCTTTGAGTTGATTCGTCAAGGCGTCGCAAGCGTCGGAAAGCGTTTGAAGATCGACGATGTAGATCCATTTTTCCCGGAACGTTACGATAGCCTTCATGCCTTCGTATCGGCTGCATTTTCCCAATTTCGAGGAAATCTCGTAATAATCGTCGTCGAACTCCTCCCGGATCAGGTTTTTTCTGAACGTCTGAGATTGCGTAATGTAAACGATCAGGAACGTAACGATCGCAGGAAGTATGATCAAAATAAAGGCGTAAAACATGATTAGTCTTTTTTAAAGTTTAGGTATTTAAAAGCCGAAGCAAAGCATCGCGGCGTCTCGGGCGTGGTTACTCGTACGCTTATCCCATCCCGTTACGCGACGGAAATAGTCCGCGTTCATTTTCGTTTTATTGTTTTTGGGAGGGACCATCTCAAAGGGGATTTTATGATCCGTAAGAAAATCCTCCCAGATTACGGCGTCGCGTTTGATCGATCCGGCTCCCTGCAGCTGCTCGCGGCCGGACTTCCCGAACCATTTCCGCTTTCGGGCGTCCTCCACCCGGACGAGGATCGTCGGATCCGAGCGGAAGTAATCGAGGACGGCGGTCATAGCGTTATGGATCTTATAAGTCCCGACTTCGATAAGGACCTTTTTTTCGCGGTCCCATACGGCGAATCCGGTATCGGTTCCCGAATCAATTCCGATTACTATTTTTTTCATTTGTCCAGTTTTATGGTTTCTCCTTTCAGTAGTGCGTCTATGATCGTTTCGATCAGATCCCTTTGTTCCGGATTAAGGAGAGGGATTTTCTCGTTTATAGCCGGAACGGAAAAAACGTCGCTTTTCCATTCCCGTCGTATCCCCTCGCGGACGGGTTCCGTTAGGTGCGGATTCGTCAAAAGGTCTTTATAAACCCACTCGATTTTTTTCCGGTAATTCGCGAATAACTGAGCGCCCTTAGATCCCGGATGATCCTTTTCGAACGATTCGAAGTGATCGAATCCCTGCCGGAGCGCGTGAATTGCGCTAACGATGTTTGAACCTCCTTTCATATAATTTCGAATTCTTTACGTTTACGAATCTCGCGGGCCCGTTCCTGAACGAATTCGTTAATACAATCCCGGCATCGGGAGGAACGTTTGTTATTCTGCCATACGTGTTTTACGAAGTGATCGAGCGGTTTCTCCTGCTTGCACTTCGTACATTTTTTGGTTTGCATACGGTCGTTTTTTAGTTATGTAAAATTTCAAATTCAATCACCCATACCCACGGGTTTTTATTCCACGATTCTTGGCCGTTGATGGATTCCCACAAAGACTTGAATGACTGAATAGGATTTTCATCCCACCAATTATTTGCTTCGTATATTTTATATGAATTAAGCGATACAGATGTTTCGTCTATCTTAAACTCAATGCCTTCGGAAATGGCATCTTCCTGGCTTATTTCTTGCAACCTTTCTACGCGTACATCGATGATTTTTAAAAAAATTCGTGCAGCTTCTTTCGGCATGTGGATGGATGGTTTCCATTTTGCAACAGGAGAAAAATCATCGGGATAATCATCTGCTTTGTATAAGTATGTATCGCTGTGCGCATAATTGCTTTGTGCTTTACCCCACGTTTCCCGAACCCAAAGAATGTCTCCGCGCTTTCCGTATTGGCATCCCAATAATTTGCCATTTAAACTTGGTGGTTGCTCTAACGGTCTCCAAAGATTACCCGCAACGTGTGTCATCCCTGTAAGGGGCTGCGGATTTACAATTCGCCTCGTCTGTGTTTTCCTCCCTTGCAAAATGGCCTGAACCATCGGTGTGCTGAATAAAATCGGACGTTCTTTCATGTGAGTTTTATTTGGTAAAAATTTTTACTTTATCGATCCTGACCGGGAAGCGTATAGCCTTAATCTCCACGATCAGGACGTTATCGAATCTTTTTATAATCGTCGCGCGTTCCCCTCTCCGGGCGTATACGCGGCCCTTCGAGTTACTGAGTATATCCTCCGTTATCTCGACGATCGTTCCCGGTTCCATCCCTTATAGGCTTCTTAGCGAGGTGATCCCTTTCGCCTTCTGAGCGGCGAAAAACGTTTCCAGGGCGTATAACTTCGCCAACCGGTTTACGGAGGGTACGTTACAACTATCGAGAGGGTCCGTCCGGCGCAATAGGTCAAATTCCTGTTTTAAGGCGGTATATTCCCCTAATCGCTTGTTTGAATCCGTTTCCCTTATCTGATCGGTCAAAGAGGCGAGAACAGTATCCCTCGCACGTAATACGAAGGCTTTTAGTTCCCCCTCGGAGTATTCGATCTTAAAAAGACTTTTCGCGCGATCGTACGCCACTTCCGGGAAGATCTCTAATCCTAACGTGCCGGAGAGATACGAATCGAAAAAATAATCGACGAAATCGATAGGGGAGGACTGCTTCGTTTCGATCGCTTTTACGTCCGTCTGGGTTTCCGTTTCCTGCCGGATCCGGTATTGAGCCGACGCCCAGGAGCGATAGGCTCGCATAATCCGGGATACGTATTCGCAGGAAAAATTCTCGTACGGCTTTACGTCGTCCGTCGTTAGATCCAGTTCTCCGGCGACGGCCTTATCGAAGGCGAGACGAATTTCCGCCGGCGTATGTCCCTGATACGTTCTCCGAATGAAAGCGAGGAGGACGGCCTTTTCCTCGTCCGTCGGCATATTTTGGGAGCGGATACCGACGAGGAGCATCGCGTAACGAAGAACCTGCTTTATATCCTCGTCCGTCGCCTTCGCGATTTTCGTATCCGAGATCGCGCGGACGAAATCGGGGTTACCAATTTCTGAGCGCCTCAACTCTGGCGGCTGATGTCCCGAGTTTAGCAGCTGGTGCGGGGGTAATACTTGCATTGGATTTCGGTTTTTCTGTAACGGCCTTGATCACCCATCGGCGGATGGTGAGATAGTCCGATTTCGTTTTGTAATTTTTTTCGATTTTATAGTCGCTCAGGAACGCGTAAGCCGTATCGCGGATCTCCTCCCCGAACTCCTTCGCGAGTTTTGCGTGTTGATCGTCCGTCGTCTTTACGTTGCTCCTCCGGAAATGCTCGACTTCCTTTCCTCCTTCCGTACCTTCCTCCTTTTCTTCATTTATATTTCCATTTCCATTTCCATTTCCAAGAGAGGGCAACCGATCGGTGAACCAATCGGTTAACCGTTCGGTTATCCGGTCGGTAGGTATGTCGATAAAATCGTCGATTTTGAACGCTTTTTTAATGTTTTCCTTCTCGATTTGCGAAAGTTTGGACGTTCGGACGAGGCCGGCGAAGATTCCGGAGATACGATTTTTCTTAGCGACGGTTAACCGTTCGGTTACCACTTCGGTAAGCTTTCGGTTAACCAAACGGTTACCGTCCGGTTCGAATTTTTTCGAAAGGCCGTTGTTCCAGATCCGTAAAAACTCCTCGTGCGATAGTCGCGCGATCAGGGCGAGACGCTTCGTATCGACGGGTAAACTTCCCGACTGATGATGATGGGCGAGAAGATCGATAAATACGCCTTTCTCGTCGTGCATCATTTCTGCCGTTCCCTCGATCCAGTCCTTCGAGTAGAATAAAAATGCGGGGTCCTTAGCCATTATGATGCTTTTTGTAGTGAACGTTCTAAGGCGGCGCGTATAGATCGGATCGCCTCCTCTCTGCTTTTGAGACTTTCGATTTGCTCCTTTACGATCCGGGGATCGTCGGTGTAGAAAAATCCGGATCCGGTGGCGACTACCCAGTTAAGGAGTTCGTTACGTTGGATATGTTTTACGCATTTCCGGAGGATTACGTCGCTGATCCTATATCCCTTTTTTCGGAGGGATTCACAGATAGCTGCGGAAGTAATCGCGTTCTTAGATCCTTCTCGCTTTTTCAGGCCCGCGATTAAAACGGGGACGAGTACGCGCAATTCGTATTCGTTCAGAGAACGTGTATAGTCCTCAAAGGTTTTTATAGGCATATTCTTATCGTTTACGAAATAGTGAAATAAGTTCGTCGATCATGGATACCTCTACGGTGTCCTCCGTACCGGTAACGGCGTTCGCCATTTCCCTTTTTTTCTGAATGATCTCATAGATATCCTCGTCGATCGTTTCGTCACCCAGGAAGTAAGTACACTGTACGGAATCCTTTTGTCCGATCCGGTGGCAACGATCCTCGCACTGATCGCAATCGGCGGGATGCCAAGGGAGTTCTACGAACGCGACGCGAGAGGAAGCGGTAAGGGTGATCCCCACTCCGGCGGCCTTGATCGAACAGATAATAACGTGCCTTCGCGGGTTGTTCTGAAACTCGTCGATCGCCCTTTGTCTATTCTCTCCGACGTTTTCTCCGGTGATAAGGAGGGATTCCGGGAAGCGTTCGAGAAGGGCCTTCGCGATTTCCTTATGGTGAACAAAAACGACGATCTTTTCGTCCGCGTCTACGATTTCCTCTATAAATTCGGCTACGGAATCGATCTTACCCCTCGCGCTGATCTGCTTAAGTATCCCCATACGGACCATAACCTCTCCCCGCATACTCGTATCGATTTCACCCTCCGTTTTTTTCAGATTTTCCCTCATATACGTTTCGAGATCGGCGAGGGCTTTATCGTATTCGTTCCGCGTCGCTATATCGCATTTAACGATCTGTCTCATTTTATCCGGGAGATCCTTCAATACGTCTTTTTTTTCCCGGCGATAAAAGCAGGAACGTTTAAGGAGAACGTTCAACTCCCGGAGATTGGAGGATCCGTTCGGTCCGGCGCAATATCGATCTACGAACCTTCGATATCCGCCGAAAACGCTGTTTAATTGATTGATAATGTAAAGCTGCGATATGAGATCCGTCGGCTTATTTACGACGGGCGTACCGGTGAGATTCAACACCCACTCCTTATCCTTCGCGATGCCCATCACGAATTTCGTCTGCTGGCCCCGTCCGTCCTTACACCGGTGAGCCTCGTCTATGATAACGAAATCGAAAAGATTGATTTTCTCGCTGAATCGGATATGATTAAGACGAAGCGGCTTTTTCTTCCCCGTATCCGTATCGATTGGCTGAACGATCTCGTCGACGAAGTACTTTTTAAGACTTTCGTAATTCGTAATAAACGTGTCGACCATCCCGACGTGGTAGTACTGCGGAAAGGATTTTTTCACCTTGTCGTGAAGGATCATCGGCTTCCGATCGGACCACGCGATAAACTCGCGACGCCAGTTTTCTTTCAACGTGGCGGGACAGATCACTAAAACGCATTTCGCTTTCGCGGCGACGGATAGCGCGATCGCCTGGGCGGTCTTTCCCAGTCCCGGCTCGTCGGCTATGATAAACCGCTTTTTCTGCAGGCCGTACGCGACGCCCTTCCGCTGATAGGGGAATAAGTTACGCTTAAGGGGAACCTCGATCTCGAGTTCCGGCATTTCCTCTGATTCGAATTGAATTTCCGGCTTTTGAATATTGAACGGGTTCGACGTATATCGATACGCCCACTTAAGGAGCGCCTCTTTCGAGGATGCCGGAACGCTCCAACATTTCCGCTCAAAAACGAAGCGTCTCCCCGGGATAGCCTTTATCTCCTCTACGAGATTCGGCTTATACGGGAAGGTGACTTCGTACGTCGATTGTTTGTCTACGATACTGATCATACGTTAAAAGGATAGGTTCGTCGGTCTAATTTAGTAACTTATTAGTTACAATAAACAAAGTACGCTAACTATTTTTTGCTCAAAAAATTTCCTCCTCCGCGATTTCGACTTTTAAAACTTTCCCGTCGGCGATCCAACCGATCACATTTGCGGCGAATTCCTGCTCATTCGGCGTCATACGGGAAAAAACCCTCTGAATCCGGTTAAGCGTAACGGCTTCGTTATAATTCTCCCGATAGGCCTTCGCGTTTACGTCTCCGATCCTCGAAGCGATCGCGCTCTTAAACCATAGTAGTTTGGATTTTATGGGCCGGAGGACGTTATACTTTACGTCCTCCGGGCAATCCGTACGATAGCTTAATCGATCCACTTTTTTAAGGATATGCCGCGTATCGTGATATAAATGCGATAACTCGTCCGTTACGTTATCTCTGCTCATTTCGATACTTTTTATAGAGTTTTTTAATCGTGTCGTTACCATGCAGTCCGAGGATCGAACGTTTACTGATCGTGCCCTTCCCGGCCTTCCAGACGATAAGCGGAAGGATCTTTTTTATAGTCCGGGGAGACACCCAGGCGACGGGATTTTGTTTACCCTCGTATAGCTTGAATCGCTCTCCGGAGGATCGCAAGTACATTCCAGCGTATAGGTTGCGGAGGAGACTTTTTTGTTCGTCGTTCATCGATTAGGTTTTGTATTGTTTTCTGAATTTCTACCGTTTCCTCGTCCTCGGGATCGAGCGGAACGAAACATTTCTGATCGTAACCCACTCCCGGCTGATGCGCGAATTCATAGTACGGAGTTCCGTTTTTAAACTTCCCCGTCCGGATTACCCGGTAGATCCCGCCGACCTCGACGGTGATAGGGACCTCCCGGGTAGATACTCCGTATACGTGTATACAGATTACTTTCATAACTCCTCCTCAGCGGAAACACTCAGCGTTACGCCCGTAACGTCCTCGTCGAAATCGATCGTTAACTGCTGTTTCGGCGCCTTTTTACCTTTGAATAAATACTCCTTTACTTCGTAGATGCAGGCCTCTATATCCGCCGCCAATTCGGTTCCGAACTGATAGAAATCGCTATCGTCGAACTTGACGAAAGGCGTAACGAGATTCACCTGCTTGTTATCCTTTAGCTTTTTATTCCCGATCAGAACCGCGCCGGCGTGTTCGTCCGTTCCGCTGACGGTAAAACCGGTAACCTCGAAGTCGGCCACCCAGTCAAAATCGGCCTTTACCTCTCCGAATTTTTCGATCTTAATCTTATTCGCTTTCAGATAATCGCAGAGGATCGGGAGGTGCTTATGAAGCGCCTTGAAGGAATTCGCGAGATCCTCATGTACGGGCGTTTCGTCCTTCTCCGTAATATCCTTACTCGTTTTTTCGACGCGGTTATGAACCTCGTAGGACGCCTCCAGGAATAAACCCCCGGATAATTTCGCTTTTTTGATTTCGATGTTTTCTAACATATCTGGTTTTGATTTTTACTGATTAGAGGTATCGCCGAATAGGTACCAATAGCGGAAAGCGAGTTCCCGGTATTTTTCGTATCCCGACGTAAATAGCCGATCGTTCCGCTTAATCGGAATTTTGAAAATCTTAAAATTGACTTTTGAGATGCCGATCAGAATATCGTTATTCCGCCCTGCGAGATCCATATACCACGCTCGGGAGCGATCGTAATCGAAATGATATACAGATTCCTCGAACTGCTTCTGCGTCGTCGCGGCGGTCGATTTTATGTCTCCGCCCATATCGATACGCTCGGCGAAAAGATCCCACCGGCAACGGGCCGGAAGGGAAAACGTGAATCCGCTACTCAGGGAAATATCGAATTTCGGGACGATCGTATTTTTTTGGAATACGCATTGTTTGACGAACTGCGAGCAGAACGGATCGCGATAAAAGGCCTTTTTCATTTCCGACGCCTGATCGAAATCCTCCTGCGTATATTGATCACCGGCACAGGTCAACTTGTAATAGTTGACCTTGTGCGGTTCAGTGATCATGCAATCAATCAGGGTGCCGAAGCGGAAAGCCTTCTCGAGATCGATAACGTACTGTTTGGGCTCCCAATACTTCTTAAGCCAACTCAGATCGGAATTGCTTACTTCCGGACGGGAATAGTAAGGATCTTTCGCCTCAATCATTCCGCTTTGATTTTCCGGTTTACGGCCTTATAACTCTCGCGATAGATCAGGAACTTACTCTCGATCTTTTCGCCGTCCTTATGGGCCTTTTTCTCGGCCCACGCCTTGATCTGACCGAACGACGTTTTTTCGATCTTATCCAGCGGCAGAGATTTACCTTCCTGCTCGAACCATAACTGGAATAGCTGAACGTAACCCGCCTGATGCGTTACTTCGATATCGTATCCCGTACGTACTTCCGGTGCGGGAACGTCGATCGTCGACGCCGCTTCCTGCTCAAATAGAACCATCGTTTTTTCGCCTTCGGCTTTGATCGAAGCTTCGAGTTCGGCGTTCTTACGCGCCTCCTCCTGCTCCCTGGCGATACGCTTTTCCTCCGCCTCAGCGCGTAAACGCGCCTCGCGTTCCGCCATTCGCTTCGCTTCCTCTAAACGCCTTTTAATCTGCTCGTCCTTCTCAGCTGCGATCTGTCGTTCCCTTTCCGCGGCTTCTTGTAATTCCGTCATTTTAGAGGGAATACGATCGATTATTTCGCGTTTGAGGATATGCAACTCCGCGCTATAATTTGACTTGAATTCCGGATACTTCCCGTTTACTACGTTTGTAAAAATCGCGTTGAACTCGTCGGCGTTCAGATACTTCGAATAATTCGCAGATTTAAAGGAAGTCAAATGATCGAAGGGATACTCCGGGTTCCACGATTCGAGAGAATCCTTAGCGGCGGAAATCGTCTCGAGCGTTAAGGCGTTGAAATTGTTCAGCAGTTTCGTTTTCGCGTTGGCCAAAAACTGAGAGTAATAGCTGAAAACTTTCGCTTCGAGCGACTGACGGATATCGATCTCCTCCTTCGCCTTTTCCGCAATGATTCTCGCTTCCTCCTCCCGACGGCGTTTCTCCTCAGCGATCTTACGCGCGTAATCGTTGCGCTCCTTTTGGATCAAATTCGGATAGGTCCCTTCCTGCTTAACGTCGATCTCTTTTTCGCAAGCGATGTACATTTTTTTGATTTCGTCCATTAACTGGGTGACGACGCTACGGGATTCGTTTTCCTCCTTCATCGCCTTTGAACAGTTAACGAGATACTTCATCGCCCGTTCGTCAAGTTCCGGCGTCATGCCCTGCTCCCGGATCGCTTGTAGGATTGTTTTCCCGACGGCGACGGCCTTCGCCGTCCGTTGCTGATTCGTTACGAGGATTTCCCCTCCGGAACGAAATACTTCCATCGATTTTTCGATGATCGATACCTCTTGCGTTGTGTTATTGCTCATGGTTTAAATTTTACGCGGTTTAGAATTCGTCGCTATCAACTACGACGGAAGATGTTGTTTTCGGATTGTCGACGAAACTATCGTCGCTCGGTATATACGTCGGCGAGGATTCCGTCGCGTGAACTTGTACGTCCTTAATGGCGCCAACGTTTGTCGCTTCGCTCAGTTGCGCGGACGTTGCGAAACTTCCGATCCCGTAATCGATTGACGGGGCCTGTTCCTCCTCCTCGATCGTAGCGGAGGCGAGTTTCGAAAAGTCGCCGTATTGAAGTTTCGGATACGTCCGGAAAGCGTGTTTAATCACTTTCGCCTGGATCATCCCGGGAAGGCCGTCGGTCCACGCCTTAGAGTTCGGATCCTTAGAGAATTTCCGGATCCGTTCGATCTCGTCGATCGTCATAACCTTATAATCGCTCGTACCGTCGAGACGTTCCAGACGGATATAACAAGCAATAATATTATCGGTCTGTCTCGGGATCGCGGCGGTATGCTCGACGAAAAATCCCTTACGATCTGTCCCGTACTTGAAATGATCGCCCTCGTAAACGAGTACGGGATTATCCGCGTAACGGACTTGTCCCTGCTTCATCCGCATCATTAACTCCCCGATTCCGGATACCATGAGGGTAGCGCGTTTCTCCCATACGGGAGACTGCTTCGATCCGACGTTTACGTTAAAGGAAACGACGTAAAGGTGTTTCGCGGCGGGATCGAAGGAAAGGCCGTTAACGGCGGCGTCGAGGAAACAACCGTAAAGGCTGAGTTTCGTACACTGCTGCAGATCCTGCTTTTCTTGAAGGAGTTTCGCGAAATGAAACTTTTCCGCTTCGTAGCGGATTTCCCCGTTACCGCGATGCATAACGGAGTAGAGGTGTTTAAAACGACTGGCGACCTCGGGAATGGTTACGATCTCCGACGGTCTGGCGGCTTCGAGCTTCTGTACGATGCTCATCGGTTTGACTTCTTGTGTCATTGTACTGTGATTTAAAGTTTACTATGTTTTAGCCGGCTCTGAGGCCTGCGATACTGCTAATGTAGTAACTAATTAGTTACGATAGAACAAAGTACGGCAACTTTTTTTATTAGTTTCCTTACGGTTTTCGGGACGAAAAAAAAGGTTGCCACGTAGAAACGCGGCAGACGACTAAACCGATGAGCGTATGCGCTCCTAAACAACGAGGTACGAATTACAGCGGGCGGACGTTATAAGTTCCGGGAAATCACAAAACCCGGACCGCCCCCGCTTAATCTGCTTTTACTTCTCGGTCGGCGATTCGCTCGTCGTAACGATCACCGGCCTTTTCCATGCCTTTTTTTAGGTTTTCCAAGGACGATCTTTTATAAAAAATCCGATTGGTAATTCGTTTCCAGTCAAGGCCCTTAAGGAGCATCATAGACGTGTCGCGGACTGATCCGGGATCGGTAACCGTGATCCTCTGCAGCCAGCAACGGGAACGACCGATATACTTCGTCGCGTCGACGACGGAAAGCCAGGCCTCCTCCGTTTTTACGGGAACGGAAGGCGGAGGAGCGTCTATACGAGTTCTTTTCAACCATTCAACGTTCCGGTTAAACTTCCGGATCTCAGCGATATGTTCTTCCGTTAACTGCACGATTAGCGAACTTTATTTAACTTTAGATAACTTTTACGCAAGCTATTGAGAAGTTATCAAACAAGCAAAAAAAATTTACTTACAAAATTTACCGGCGAGCGGAGGATCGCTCCTTCGATCCCGAAAAAGCGTTAAAACCGATGAGTACTAAATTAAATTACGAGTTTCGTCAGGCCGTACAATGGCTTTACGGACAAGGAATAATCCGGAAGGATGGAGATATATCTCAGAAAACGGGATACAATAAAGCGACGATTTCCGGCTATATGACGGGCAGGACGTTGGCGAGCCAGGCGTTCCTCGAGAAATTCCAGAACGTTTTCGGATTACGATTAGAGGACTTCGGGGAGGGAGGCGAAAAGGAAACGGTACGGCACCCGGACGCCTTACAACTCATATCCGAAAACGTTCTGCTTTTAAAGGCTGAACACCAAACGAATAGGCAACTCCTCATAGAAATATTAGCGTCGGTAACCAATCGATCGGTAACAGAAGTAGAACTGACGGCGGATAAACTCCTCCGACATAACGTCGAAAAAATGATAGACGAATTAAAACGGGGATAGATTTCGTTTTCCTGATTGATTGTACTTTTTTACCCATAGTAAACTGTAATGGTTTTTGATTAGTCGGCGAATATATGAGCCGCCGGGATACGATAAAAAGAGGTGAAAAAAATCTTGCAATAAATTGACGAAAATCAACGCCTTAGCGTACCCGTATGTCTTTTTTCGGGATCAGGAATTGATCTCGTTTGTCTATTTACGTAGGCCCTCAGCGTTTCCAAACGAATGATTACGGGAGTTCTTTTTACGTCGTTCCCGGACGGTTTTTTCTTTTCTACTTTCATCTCGATTCACATTTAATTGAGCATGAAAATAGCCGACCGGCCCCCAATAAAATTGGTGTAAAGACGACGATTATCCCAAAAAAAACGATTGACTTTTTAGATCGTTTTCAGTATAGCGGCCTGCTTCTTTATGTTTTCCCCGGAGAGATGATAATAGACTTCGACGGTGCTGGAATTCACGCCGAGGAGTTCCGCCGTAACGCTTTTCGGTAATCCGTTCGACGCGCAGATATAGCCGAAGGAATGTCGCGCGACGTGTGTCGTTAACGGTTTATGGATCTTCGCAAGGCCGGTAATCGCTTTCAGCATCGTATTACATTTCTGATTCGATACGGGAGGAGGTAACGTTCGGACGACGCGTAAGATCTTCCGCAACGTCGGACCGATCGGGAGTACTACCCATTTCCCGGATGATCCGCTCGTCTTACGGGGACGAAGTTTAAGGAATTCACCCTCGACGCGTTTATCGTAATCAAATAACACCCAGTCGGAGTGTCGAAGGCCGGAGTACGCGCCCAGGAGGAAAAAGGAGAGGGTATTATAAAGGTTTTCCGGAAGATCAGCGTCGAGGAGTTTAACCAGGCGTTTAAGTTCGGATTCGACGAGATAAATACGTTCCGATTGAATATACTTCGGCATTAGGAACCCTTTGAACGGGGATTCCTTTATCAGGCCTTCCGCGAGCGCCTGATTCGTGATCCTCCGGATATACTTGAAGGATTGGTTAATCGTATTCTGGGCCATCCCTCGCGCCCGCTCGTGCGCCTCATATCTGCGCAGGAAAGCGGTATCGACTTCCGAAAGTAAAAGACTATTCCCGCAGAACGTTTTAAGCCTATTCGCTTCCTTATTGCTTTTCCTGACTTCCTGAGCGTACGAAAAAAACGATCGATCTTTTACGTTCCCTTCCTTTATGATTTTATGCGTTACGGGAATGTTTTGAAGTTTATTCTCGACGATCTGTTTTTCGATCTTCGCCACTTCCCGACGGAGATCGACGTTTATGATCGACGCATTTTCGTGATTGACGACCAGACGTTTTTTCGCGTCCCATTGCGATTTATGGATACGGTACGTCGTAGCGTGATACGTAACGACGCGATTAATCGTTAGCGCGATCCGGATCGTGCCGTATCCTTCTTCGTTCGCCTTATGCGTTAGGAACGCTGGTCGGACGGTATACTTCATATTGTTTAGACGTTTTACCGTTAGGGGTAAAACGACGGTAAAACAAAAGTACTAACGAAATGCCTAAAAGTTATCAAAACCTATCAAAAGGTATAAAAGGCGGAAACGCCCTACAGACGTGAGTTTCAAGCGATAAAATGAAAAAAGCCGCGATTTTTCGCGGCTTTAATTTTCCTCTTTAAGTGATCCCGCTGGTATCTGAACGGGAATTTATAAAGAGTTCGTTTTTAATAGGTTGTGCCTTCTTTTTGAGGACGGGTAAAACAAAGATCGCAACGGCTTTACTTCGGGAGACTATTCTTCAGGTCGACAATCATTCGACGAACGCCGTCTCGAATTTTACTTTTTTCCTGCGGAGTAAAGTCGATCGGGTTTTTATTTCCGTCCAGACCGCGAAGTTTATGCTTCACGTTTTTAATGTCGGGACAGTAGGTCTCGAAAAATTGTTTAGCGACAACGAACTTGAATAGCGCGTACCTGGGCATTATCTTCTCCTTATTTTCCATTTCAAAGCTACTTAAAAGTTACTAATCGCAATAGCGTACGGTTAATTTATTGTTTGGACGCTCAGTTAAGGGCCTCGGCCGTTGACAGTTTCGTATAATCGAAACTCCTCCATCCCTCGGCGTCCAGATCATATACCGGGATTACGTTCGATTCCTTCCGGACGACGGACTTTTCACTTTCCGCAAATTCCATCGGGATGCGCTCGAGGTTCCGGGTGCAACGCATCACGCGTTCGGACCCGTCTTTTTTGATAAAGCAGATTTTCATTTCGCCTTTACTCAGATACTCGAGTAAGATTTCCTTTTCCATTTTTTTAAATTTTAGGGGTTATTAATCGATCGGGATTCTACTGGTAACGCTATTAACGTGATGGATAGCCGTAATATCCTTTCCCTCGGATTCGAGTTTCTCGACGAATTGATCTACCATTTCGTGAGCGGTCGACCAGAACCCGTCCTCGGCTCTGAAAGTTCTGAATACGCTACCGGGTTTTCCTTCGGCGTCCTTGTACTCGATGCGATACGATATTTCGCAGATTTCCTTAGTCGTTCTCATTTGTTTATAAGTTTGAAAGTTCCTATGTAATTCAATTCCTGATAATCCTTAGTAATAACGGCGGCTGATTCGTACGGATAAATTTCTCCGGCGTGCAAATCGTCTCCGACTTTATAAACGTTCACCCACATTTCTTCCGGATGAAACAGATCGAGATCGTCGGCGACTAAGCGACTGGAATAACTGCCGTCGTCTAACCAGGAGTAAATTTGACCGTCGACAATTCCGAACAATCTTTTTTCGCAAGCGGCGTTTTCAAAATAAACGAGATCCGTAACCCGTCGACCCATACGCGTAAATACGTGATTACCTTTACGCCAGAGACTTAACTTAAATGATACCATGTCCATTTTCATAAAAAGGGATTTTAGTGAGGTCTGAAATTGTTAGGATCGTTCCAAAAATCGTGATCGTTATCGTACTGTCGATCCTCTTTATTATCCGCGTCCGAGAGGATAATAACGGTCAATGAAAAGGCCGCGATAAAGGCGACCGTTAAAAGGCAAATGAAGGTCGTACTCATGTGTGCTACGGTTTTATTTAGTGAAGAAAATAAAGTAGGAACTGATCAGGATCGCGACGGTCAACATCGCGATGTGAAGCGATAAAGGGATTTCGTAGTTCTCTGAAAATTCGATTAAGCGTTTCATAAAATAAAGGGGTTTAAATAAGTTCTTTTTCGAGGAGGGAGATATATCCCTCGTCGGTTATGATAATGTGATCGAGCAGCTGGATATCGAAAATTTTACCCGCCTCGCGGATCTTAATCGTTATATCGATATCCGCCTTCGAGGGGGTGAGACTACCGGACGGGTGGTTATGCGATATGATAATGCTCGTCGCGTTACTGAGGAGCGCGAACTGAAAAATCACGCGGGTATCGGCGATGGTCCCGGAGATCCCGCCGGAGGAGACTTTATAAAAGCCTATCACCTTATTCGCGCGATTGAGGGCGATAACGATAAACTCCTCGATCCAATCGATTTTCCCGTCGTCGAAACACATCCGGCATACCTGGGCGGCTTTATCGGTATCCTTAACCTCGATTAGTTGCGATTTTTTCCCCTTCGTCTTAAGACTGATCGTAAATTCTGGTAATAGCGTCGTCATGTTTGTCGGTTTAGAGAGGGGAGGCCGAAGCCTCCCGGAAAGTTTTAGTTTACTTGAAACGGGCGGTTCCATTTACCGATAGAAATATCGATGTAGAGATCCGGCTGACTGCCGTAATCCCCAGTCTCGCGATAGGTAACTCCGGAGTAGGCTATTTCCCGGATTTTGAGAAGATCTTCCTGCGTACGGCCCTCAAACGATTCCCGGATATAGTACGGATTAACCGTTTGATGCTGGGCGTCCGTCATAGGATAGGGAGCGGATAAAACCGCTATATCCACGCCGTTATAATGGCGTTTTACGACGCTGAATTTGTAGCCTTTAAAGGCCTCTTTTAACTGCTTCCTGATTTCGGCGATACGCTCTGTCGTTGTCATAAATTATCGGTTTAGTTGTGCTAACTTAGTAACTTATTCGTTACTAAAAAAATAATTAGCGAACTTTTTTTATTTGTTCGCAAACAAAAAACCCGAAGGTCGATACCCCCGGGTGTAGGAAAACAAGAAAATGAAGAAAGAAATATTTAAACGAGGACGTACCCCTCTTTGTCTACTTTGCCCGAATTATGAAGGGCCAAAAGTTCGCGGACGGACCGATTAAAGGTTTTTTCGAAGTGCGGGGGATCCACAAATTTCCAATCCCCTCCCCAGGTCCAGCCGTACTGCTTGAAAATCGCGACAACTTCCATCCAGTCCGACCCACCGTCTTTATCGAAGTCGGTTTTTACGTCCCATACGGCTTTGTCGAAATCGCCGTCGCCGTCGGTGTCGTGGATTAATACAATGTCGATCGCCAGTCCGTAATTATGATAGGACAACCCCCCTCGGGCGTTGGTCACTATTTTACCGGGAGCGGTTCGCCCCTGATTGAAAAGCTTGTTTTGCTCATCGATGGTTCTGAGCGTAAAAACAAACCGGCAAATAGCACGACCGGTCAATGCCTTACAAATGTCGTCGTACAAATTGCGAACTTCATCACGAAGCTTCGGATGCAGCTTCTCGATTCTTTCTAAGGTTATTTTATCCATTCTTAGGATTTACGAGTTAACCAAAAGGTGTTTGTAATAGCGAGTAAAAGGACGGCGAGGATCAATATCCAGTTCAGAGTGTTGATCCGCTTATCACGTTCCGCGATCGCTACGTCCTTAGGCGCAATCTGAGCGCGTAATTCGGAGATCTCCTGCGAAGCAATCTGTAAGGCTCGCCGATCTACGATCGTAATTTTTAGCGTATCCGGACGCGGCTTAGCGAACTTCCTTTTAGCGACGGTCTTCTGTCCGTCGATAAATCCCCGGGCGTAACCGGTATCCGTAAATTCGTGAACCGTCTCAATCACTTCGACCGGATAGGGAATCGAATCGATACCCCCCGGAGTTAAAAGCGTTACGGTATCGGATACGCAGGGATATAGGTCCTGGACGATAGGAAGGATCTTATCGATTAAAGGACGCTTCGCCGTTACGCGATCAAAGGCCCGTTGATCTTGCTTCGCGACGGAACAAGCCGTCAACGATAGGCAGCCGATCAGGAGACCGGCTACCCATTTATTTGCAGTCCCCATAGGTTACTGTTTTACGTTACCCCCGGTAACGTTAGAATCCTTCGCGGCGATCAGACCGAGACCGGTCAGCGCGGCGGTGATGGCGCCCGCCTGCTCAGCGGTGATCCATCCGAGATAAGATGCGGCGGCAATCGCAGCTACGGCGATCCCGGCGATGGTGGTTTTCCAGTTTTTCATTGCTTGTCTTGTTTGTTTTGAAGTGAAATTTTTACGTCGTTAACAGTCTCCTGCAGACGATCGAGTTTCTGATTAATTTTTTCGTCCGTCTTTTCCTTTTCTTTTTCGATAAGGTCCATACGTAATTCGAGCGCGGATAAACGTACATCGGTCGTTTTCCAAAAACCGAGCATGGCGGTAACGATAATAACCAAAGCGGTGAATAATTCTCCGGGCGTTATACCTATTCGTCTTTTCGTTTCGATCGTCTGCTGCATTACATGAAATTATTGAGTAACCAATCTCCTCGCTACTCGCCGAAAGCGCGGATTCTGTTCTAAAATGTAATCGAATATCGGCTTAGGACTTTTCCCCCAGAGATTCAGAACAGCCGCGGGTAATTCCTGATTGAATCCGGCTACGACGCCGCCTTTTTTATTCATAAGCGTAACGTAAGAGTTACACCCGCTTAAGGTGTCGCTCGAAACGTTTAACGCGATGAAGTCCATCGAGTAGGCCGTATCGCCTGCGGCGTTTACGACGGATGGTTGTACGAGAATCGCGGAAATAGGCTTTACGATCGTATCCGTACCGACGACGACCGTATCGGTTCTGGACTGCGCACTAACCGTAAGGGTAGCGGCGAAAATGAACGAGAAAACAAAAAACAAGTACTTCATGTGCTTTACTTTTTAGAGGTTAAGGAATCGAGTTTAGCGGTTAGCTGAATGTTCTTTTGTAGGCTATCGATACTCTGAACGATGAACACTACCTGATTGTGAGGGAGACTGCTTTGATCTACGATCTGTTTGATCTGATTGAGCGTCTGCCAATGATAGTTAATCTGTGGCTCTGTGAACTTTACGGTTATGAACTTTTCCGTACTAAAAGCCAACAGGGCGAATACTGAAATAATTGCGATTGCTTTTTTCATCTATGCTTAGTTTAACGTTACGAGTGCAAGTCTATAAAGGGCGCCGTCTATTTCTACCTCTACGTAATTTCCGGTATCGAGAGAGACGCTCCCGGTTCTTTTCGCCCCCAGTTTCCATACGCCCGGACCGATACCACCAGTCGGAGTATCTGTACGGATTTTTCCATATAGTCGAAGATCCCCGTCGACTGAAAGCTTGTAGCTGCTATCGCCAGTACTTCCAATTATGGCAGTGGCTGTTCCGGTTGAGAATAACGTATTGCCGGTGATTCGTCCTGATCCGATAACGTGCAGCTTGTCATTAGGCGTTATTGTTCCTATACCTACATTTCCACTTGCAGGGCCGATAAAGAAAGGAGCAGAAGCACCAGTAAGTCCGCTTGTTATATCCTCAATCCCAAAACCATTTTGACCATTGATGCCAGCTGTCAAACCCCATGAATAGCCGCTTTTACTAATCGTAAGGGTATTGACGCTGCTACCGTTCGACGTTGTAACAGTTCCGGTTCGTGCCGTACCATTTACGTCCAGTTTGAGGCCAGCATCTGCCGCACTATTTATAGTAACGTTTCCGCTCCCCCAAAATCTGATTAAATTATTAACCCCGTTTAAATTTATACCTGCGGAATTTCCTGTTGATCCATCAGCTGTATGATACCAGTCAATTCCAAACCCATTAAGGTTAGTTAATGACTTACCACCGTAGATAACATTCTGTGAACTGCTGGACGGTATATTCGGCGCATAAATTCCAATGCCTATGTTAGTCGATGTTGTACTGGTAGTATTGATAACCTCCAGCACTCCCTGACTATTCGTTTTGTTTTTTGTAAT